GCCATGCCAAAGGCATTGAGAAGTACGGCAAAGACGGTATGGAGGCCCTGGCCAAGGCCGGTCGAAAGGGCAAAAATCTTGAGCCCATTAGAAACAAATACGATCGGTACAAAAACCCCGATAAAAAAGATTCAAATGTCAAAGAAGATGCAACAATCAACGAACTCAGTCCGCAACTTTTGACCAAAGCAAGAGACCAAGCCCTAGCTCAAAAAGCTGCGATTGATCAGAAATACAAATTACCTTCTGGGATATATTACAATAAAGATGCTAATGTAGCAGCAACTTTCAATCAAGCTCGAGCGGATAAATTTGAGAAAGGTGCGGCAGCAGCTTTCAGGAGAGATCAAAAAAGATTTGACCAAGAGAAAATTTCACAACTTGGAGGACTCAGTCCAGCTGCTCGAAGAAAATTGGGCATGGCCGAAGAATACGGCCCTTTGGAAGAAAAAGGCGGTGTGCCAATGACTGCCAGGCAGAAAAAATTTGCTGCCTTGGCCGAACCCAAAAATAAAATAACCTTTGCTGACAAAATTGCCGGTGCCAAGAAAGAAGTTGATGAAATGCTTGGCGATGTAGCAGCTGAAGCCATGAAAGGCGCACTCCGGGGTGGCCAGAAAAAACTAGACCGCAATCACAATGGTCGCATTGATGCAAAAGATCTTGCCAGGTTACGTGCCGGAAAAGGCAAACAAGAAACTGATGAAGCCCGGGATGAAGATTATTACGGCCTAGGCGACACAGACAAAAGTCATCGCACATCCAGTGGCGGCACAGTGACCACCAAAGGTCGAGTAACACGGCACCAGGCCGCACCGGGGCGTTACGGTGGTTACAATCCTGAAACAGATCCAGACAAAGATGACACCGCCGGCGATAGCAAATCTGCTGGAGAAAAACGCGGTCGCGGTCGTCCCAAAGGCAGCAAGAAAGCTCTGGGAGCCAAAGGACCCAGTGGCAAGTCTAAGTTGTTGACACGCGAAGGCGACAACCAAAGTGATGAAATCAAACAGGCCATGGCCATGTTAAAGAAAGCCGGGTACAAGGTAACCAAAGCTGCCGAGCAAGAACTTGACGAAAAAGCAGTTAGCAAAGATCAAGCCGTGGCAGCCAGAATCGCTCGTGGCGTGCAAAAAGGTGAAGTCAAAGCCAAGCCAGGTTCTGCCAGTGCAGAAATGGCCAAGATGGAACCCAAAGAACTTCGAAAGTTTGCCAAAACTGATACCAAAGGCCTGCCAAAAAAAGTCAAAGCCAAAGAGGAAGTGGAAGAAACCACCACATCAGGATCAGTGGCTACTTCCACTGAAGCTTCAAAGAGCAAAGGCAAAGGCGGTGTTCAGTTCGGCAAAGGCATCTATGATAGCATGAATCGTGAACTGGAGCAGATGATTGCCGAATCAATGAATATCTCCATGAATATGAGCAACAGTCCCGAAGGCGGTCCTTCCAAAAGTCTTACAGTAACGGCCACAGATGATGACGCTATGTATCTTGGCAAGCTGCTGAAAATGGCTGGAGTTGGGGGTGGAGAAGGCGGCTGTAACTCAGCTGAACAGGTTGATGAAAATTCACCAGACTGGCCCACAGACGAAGTGGCGGCACACGACAACATCAATGGTTACGATACTGATGGATTAAACGGTCGTAAAACAACCATTGCGGGTGATGGGCAGACCACTGTGCCGGTGACAGCAGTTCAGATAAAAGAAAGTGCTGCTGCTAAATTTGGTCGAGAAATGCATGACCGAATAAAAAATGCCACTCCTGATCAACTGTTTGCCATGGCAGCAGATTTTGCTGGCCCTGGCTATAATCCGCGCCACGAACTTGAACTGCTTCAAGCAGCACAGGCAGAACTGCGTGGTCAATCGGGTGTGGCTCAACCAGGGACTATCGCAGAACAAAGCAGTGGTCACGAACAGAAAAAAGCTTCCCAATGGCTAAATGATCCTAGACTTGAAACTCAGGTTACACACCTTCAGGCCAGTGGTGTTTTCTTGGATGATCCACAGAAAGGCATTGAGGGTCATGTGTCCAGTGGTTATGATCAGGACTATACCAATGCCAAAAATCCCATGTATTTCAAAGCATTTTTACAACAGGTATTGAAAAAAGTTGGAGATCGCTATGTGACGGGTAAACTCCAGGCAGGTCCTGCACCAGCTATGGAACAAGAGCAAGTCATGGCTCCTGAATCCGCACACGAAGAACTGGACGAAGAACTGCAACGCATGCGTGAAATGGCCGGCATCAAAAACGAAGCCAAAAAGCCTGATGCAGACAAAGACGGCATCCCTGACTGGGCCGATAAAAAGCCTAACCGAGCCGGCGGCGACGAAGATCGCAAAGTGGAAGAAAGCATTTTGGCCATGTCTAATTTGTGGCGTGCATACAAGGGATAAACCATGAAAAGCCTTCGCGATTTTATTGCCGAAAGTGAACGCGAATTTGGTCAGCCTGTGACCGGCGACTATTTTTCAATCAATATTCGCGAAGAAACGCTGCTAGAAACTTGGGTCTGTGACCAAACCCCAGATGGCATTGTGTTGCATGCCGACGAGCGTGCCATGCAACTGCTAGAAGAATATGGTTATATCGGCCAGTCGGGTGTGGCGGAAGGCCCTGCTGCACAACAGTTTGTAGCTGCACAATTCATAGATGAATTCGGCGACGGCGATCATTGGTATGTAAAGGGAACACCGGATCTAATCAAAAAGTTCATAATGTTGGCCAACAATGTAGAACAAGCATCAATGTCCGGCAGTGAATACGATCCAGAAACAGGTGCTATGGGTCAGAAACACAGTCAGTTAGGCAATGCAGATGCACCACAATGGAAACAGATACCGGCAACGAATTTAGATGATATCAAGCCCATCAACAGTAGGGTGATAAATGCCCTCTCACAAGTAGATCTCAAAGATCCAGGCGACGAGTGGATGTCTGATTTTCTTTGGGGTCTAGAGGAAAAAGGTCTGGCCAAAGTTGGTGCAGACCGGGATCCACAAGGTGTGTCGGAAGGCCACGACTATGAAGCCGACAGTGATGGCATGAACGTTGATGTGATTGACCGTGGCGAATATGATTACGAAGGCGATCAGGCCAGAGATCAACTGCGTACCATTGTGCGGGCAGCTCGCCGACTCAATGGTATCATAGATGACGATGACAATCTGCCTGAATGGGTACAAATGAAAATAACTAAAGCATCAGACTACATAGACACTGCGGCCGACTACATGCAGGACAACAAAGGACAAAGCATGGACGAGGCCAAATATCAAGGGCGCGAAGTGCCATTGGGCAAGCCCATGAAAGGTGATGTCAAAAAGTCAAAAGTATATGTGCGTGGACCCAAAGGCAACGTGGTCAAAGTAAACTTTGGCCAAAAAGGCATGAAAATCAAAAAGAACATTCCGGGCCGTAGAAAGAATTTTCGTGCTCGTCACAACTGTGACAATCCAGGACCACGTTGGAAGGCCCGGTATTGGAGCTGCCGAGCTTGGTAAGGATCAATCAATGAGCTATCAACCCTACAATCCAGCTGCACCATTGACCACACCTCCAGTGGCCAATCCACATTCACCTGCTAGCAACGGGTACAAACAGCAACCTGTAAATATTCCAGGCGTTTTGGATCAAACACGTGGGCTGTATCAACCATACACTCCACCGAAAGATAACAAATAATGGCCGCCAATGTCTACACCAGTTTGAGCAATACCACAGTTTATACTGACAAACTAGAAATCAGTACCACCACTGCCAATGCCACCTTGCAAGTGTATGCAGTGTCTCTGGGCTCTGCTGCTGCTGTGGGCAATATCTACAGCCAACCCATAAACATTCCGGCTCAAACAGTGTATCAAACTTATGTGGGCGCCGGCAACAAGGTCACAGTGGTCAGTGGCGCCACTTTTACTGCGCTGGAATTGGGCACTGCGTCATCGGCTACATCGGGTATCATTGGTTATGGGAGCGTTTGATGCGTGCTCGAGAATTTGTGGCCGAATCCAAAGTTGGCAAAATCAGCCCTAGGCTGCGTTATGCCACTCGCGGCTTACACAAATTCAGAGACGGCCAATTCGCTGATCGAATCTATGAATTGAATCGCATCATGATGGCAGTGGCCAGTAATGATGGGCAAGAATTTGTGAACGAAATAGACGGCGAAAGCTGGGCTGGTAGAAATGACGTTGCAGCCCCCTACACCAAAGAAGAAGCCGACATGTTGAAATTGGCCTACAAAGCCGTGGGCAGCAAGCATCATGATCTCAACCATGGTGACATGCGCAGTCAAGAGCATCCTGCTGTGCATGTCAACAGTCCCATAAAAGCTTTTCAAGGATATCCCCGATGAGAGCACGTGAGTTTGTGGCTGAACAACGTGAACTACCACCTGAGATTGCAGATCCCATGCGGTACACCTATATTCTGCCCGGCCTCAGTGCATCAGATCCATATCGCAATTACAGATTCGGCGTGGCCATGGCTCGCGCTCGCAGTGACCTTGGCGCAGATCAAGAAATTCTTGATCCAAAGATCATTGATTGGCAACCAGAAACTGCGTTTGGCGAGCACGGCGTGATATCAGGTTTTGACTCCAATGTTGATAGTGTCATAGATAGGGCGTTGAAAATGACTCGCACCAGTGGTGGTAAAAAACTGGTCAGTACCGCAGACAGCAAAGAACCACCGGCCACTGGAGTGACCAGTCCCGTCAAAGCATTCAAAGGATATCCTAGATAATGGCCTACCCTCAACCCACCGAAGTCGCACCCTGGTACCTACGCAATATCACACAGGCTCTAGAACTTGACCAAGCTTCGGGCAATGTGTTTGTGCGCACCAATGCTGCTGTCATTGGCAATGTATCAGTGGGCAACGTGGCCATTGGAAGTTTGGGCAATGTAGACATCACAGGAAACACCTTGCCTGTTACCATAGAATCAGGCAATGTCACAGTGTACCAAGGCACTGATCCTTGGATTGTGTTAGGCAATGTCGGGATCACGGGTAACATTGCTGGCATCACGGGTAACATTGCTGGCATCACGGGTAACATTGCTGGCATCACGGGTAATGTAACCATAGTAGACGGTGGTGGATCGATCACCGTAGACGGCAATGTCAACTCTACTGTTACAGGCACTGTAAACACAGTGATTGGTGGCACTAACATCGATGCTTTTGGACGACTGCGTGTGTCCAATCCTGTCACGCTGTTTGACAGTCAGAACATGTATGTAGATGGTGGTCATTTCTCTACTGTCACCGCCACTGGCGGTACCAGCACTTATGTGGCCAACGAAAGCTCATTCCATTTGGCAGTGACTGCGGCCAATGGTTCTAGTGTAATTTCACAATGCAAAACTACACAGCCTTATCAACCAGGCAAAAGCATGTTGATCATGAACAGCTTTGCTTTTGCTACTCTAGTGGCTGGCTGCCGCCAGCGTGTGGGATACTTCACTGACAATAACGGTATATACTTTGAAGCCGAAGGTACAGATCTTTACCTTGTAATACGCAGCAGAGCCTCAGGAACAGTAGTGGAAGAACGAATTTTACAACAAGATTGGAATACTAACACACTGAAAACTGCAACTAGTCCTAATCCTTCTGGTTATGTTCTCAATCCAGCATTGACTAACATTTTTTGGTGTGACATTGAATGGCTAGGCGTGGGCAATGTGCGTGTTGGTTTCATTATAAATGGTGAATTTGTTGTGTGCCATGTATTTCAGCATGCTAACCAGTCTGGTAACACCAAGGTATACATGACCACTGCTACACTGAATCCTCGTTACGAGATCACCAACACCTCTGCAACTGCAGGATCTCGCACAATGAAACAAATTTGCAGCACAGTAATTTCTGAGGGAGGGTATACTCCTTCGCCCTCAATCAACTATGTAAGCAGTGGTATTCAGCCTACCAGACTCAGCACTGGTAATGTATACACTAATTTGGCCACTATTAGACTCAATCCTTCAACTCCTGATGCAGTGGTTGTGCCCAGTCAGATTGATTTGCTTTTGACAGATGTTCAGTATGGTTGTTTCCAACTGGTATTGAATGCCAGTAATGTTGCAGGGCTAACCTATGCCAACGTGGGGGAGGGCATTGTACAGGCCAATACCAGTGCTGTACAAATCAATGATGGCACAGTGGTTTACGCAGGTGTAACCAGCAGTAGAGATACATTTACTGTGGCCGAAGATGTGGCCAAGCGTTTGCAACTTAGTAGAAACGCAGACGGGACCACCAATACGCTGACGCTGTGTGCAGGCTATGGATCCAACAATGCTGACCTTATTTGGAAGTTTGGCTGGTCAGAAATCACCAATTGAGAAAAACTATGAAAAAATTACTTTTGCTATTGTTGGCTTTGCCGACCTTGGTCTTTGCTCAAAGAACACCACAGGGTGTGACATATCCTGCTGACATTATCAGAATCAACGACGGCGACACAGTGGTTATATCTGCCCCCTTTCTGCCCCCTCCACTCAAACCCGAACTCGCGGTGCGTGTGTTTGGAGTCGACACTCCAGAAAAAAATCACTTGGCCAAATGTGAATCAGAGCGTCAGCGCGGCCTGGCAGCCACAGAGTTCACCAAGAAAATGGTCAGTCAGAGTCAGCAAAGACAGGTGGTTCTTTACGGATGGGACAAATTCGGTGGTCGTGTACTGGGTGACATCATTCTAAACGGTCAAAGTCTCAGGGTCATGCTGATTCAAAATGGTTTTGCCAGGGAATACTACGGAGAAGCCAAAACCTCTTGGTGCAACTAATCAATGCTAACTAGTTGATGCAACAAGTTATGATAGATGGGGATCAAATTCGAATTGGTCCTCGATGGGTCGCATCCTATGTATTTCCACAAGATTCTATACTATTAGGACGCACTCCTTTTACTTTATATAATATAACCTGGGATCATTTTTTTTCAGTTTGTAAACGATTTCAATCACAATTTGCCGGTGTCAAATATGTTTTTATAGATGCTACCTGGGATCCTATTAGACCCGACAATGAAGAACTTTTGCAAAGACGTTCGGAGCTTGAACGCATCTTTATTGGATCAAAAGTTGTTGTATTGACATTGCATTGCCAGCATTTTTATGACAATATTCCAGGCATAATTTATGTACCCTTTTTTGCCATGTGTCGATATCCTGACCTTGTGTCACGTCCAAAATCAGGCAGATTCGGTTGTTTGAATCGACGTCCTGCATTGCACAGAATACGATTGATGTACAATGCTATCGAACAAAAATTGTTAGATCCTAACAAAGATTCCTATAGCATACGATTTACTAACTTATACACCAACAATCCATACAATTGGTTGGGATCAGGATATGAATGGATGGAGGAGGTATTACAGACATGGCCTACAGAAATATCCACACATCCAGACGGCTTTCCATGTGATTACGGCATTGCGCATCCGGCATGGCACACAGGTATTGTGATTATCACAGAAACTGAGTCCGGGGACAAAACTATAATATGTGAAAAAACAGCCAAGGGTATTTTGAGTCGCAGTTGTTTTTCTGTGTATATGGCCGATGTTGGCTACAGAGTTCTTGAAGACCTTGGCTTCCAACCACGATTTTTCTCCTCTCACGCGGAGTACAACAACATAGAACCATTGCTTGATATTTTTAGATCTTTTGAAACCCAATCTCAAGCCATGGATTATCGCGAACAGCATATTCAACAAATTGATCACAATTTTGAATGGTTTGGTATCAATCACGACGATCTTACACGCAAGCCATGGTATTCCCGATATGAGCCAAAACTTAGAGACAGCCTAAACAATCTTTAAATACTGCATGAGTAACTTTTATTGCGCAGCTCCTTGGCGGGGCCTGCATATCAATCCACGTGGCGATGTAAAAACTTGTTGTGCCGGTAACCCCAACATGTTGGGCAATCTCAATACCCAAACCATACAGCAGATTCTCAACAGCGATCTCATGGCCGAAATACGCCAAAGTTTGTCTCAAGGTACTCCGCATGAATACTGTTCTAACTGTGTCAAAGCTGAACGTTTTGGTGCTGACTCAGAGAGAAAATGGCACAACGATGTCAATCCAGGATTTGATTATGCCAATGCTGGTTCACTGTATCATTACCCTGTGATTGTTGATGTGCGATGGAACACAACCTGTAATCTCAGCTGCAACTATTGCGGAGAAGCATGCAGTTCAAAATGGGCTGCAATCAAAAGCATTCCATTCAAATCTGGTGCCAGGCCCTACTATGATTCTGTGTGTGATTTTATAGAACAGCATTACGAGCACATACATGAAGTGGCGCTGGTGGGCGGAGAACCGTTGTTGTTGCCAGAAAATGAACGTCTGCTGGATGTCATACCTCAAGATGCCATTGTGACTTTGATAACCAATCTCAGTGTAGATCTTGACAACAACAAAATTTTCCGCAAGCTAGAACAGCGATCCAAAGTGGGCTGGTCAATGAGCTTTGATAATACCGGGCAACGACTAGAATATGTGCGTCATGGATCGTCATGGCCACAGATACAAAGTAACTTGTCACGAATCAAAGATCTCATGCGCAGTTGCGGACAATGGGGTGGTATTCATGCTGTGTACAACATTTACAATGCCACTCGATTCACAGAACTTCGTACTTTTGCTGCTGAAACTGATACTACTGTGCTGTGGCAAAATCTTTTTCAACCAGACTATCTGGATCCTTTTTTGCACGGACCCAAAGTGGCAAAGGCCGCCGTGGATGAAATTGATCGATTTTACAGTATGGGCATAGCCACTGATGCAGAGCGTCAATTTTTTGACCGAAGCCGACTGATGTACAGCGAAGTTGTGGAAGCCCGCCCAGGAATTGAACACAAGTTTCGTCAGCATATCAAACAGATTGAAACACAATATCACACTGATAAGCGTGGACAGTTTGTTACACTATGGCCCGAGATAAGTCATCTATGCTGATAGAATCTGTTGACTCAGAAAACAATCTTTTTAGAATAGTTGATGTATTTTCGCAGCAGCTAGTAGATTGTGTGATGAGGGAATCATGGCCTGACCTAGATTGGCAGCGACAACAAGGTCAGGAAAATTGGCTTCGTAGACGCATAAAAAATGAATGCATTGCGTGGATTGATCAATGGGACAGCCATTTAGAATCTATTTGGCCAGATATACAAAACAATCTCAGTGTTCCCATTGCAGGCTATTCGGGCACTGCATTTTGGTTAGACGAGCCGGGATTTCAATGCCCAATACACACTGACGGAGAAATGCCTGGGTCCATGCATCTTACCTGGCATGGACCGGGTACAACTTTTTATTGGTATAAAGATGCAAACACTGTGAGGTATCAAGTACCGATGCAGCCTAATGCTGGGTACATCATGATCAATCTCCCCGATCATACCAAGTATAGACGTTTGCAATGGCATGGAATGTTAGACACTGTGCCAGCTGATACTTTTAGATTGAGCACCTATACATGGATTATTCCAAAAATATAAATCAAAGCCCTACTTTTTGTGCAGCACCCTGGACCAGTCTCAATATAAATCAGCTGGGTCTGGTCATGCCCTGCATGCACAGTGGTTATTTACTGGGCAACATAAAACACAAATCTATCGATGATATTTTGCAAGACGTACCAATTCACTCAATGAAGCAAGCTCAGATTCAGGGGCAATGGCATGACGCATGTAAAGAATGTGAAATGCGCGAATGCTATGGATCTAGTCCAAGGCAACAATGGCATGTGGATCAAGATGTAATTGACTCCATACAAAAAGATATCGACAATTTTTTTGTGTGCGAACATCTCACAGTAAATTGGAGTAATTTATGTAATCTTGCCTGTACCTATTGCAATGCTGAAACCAGCACTGCTTGGCAAGCAGTCAAGAAAATTCCAATAAATCATGTAAAAAATGAACATGACTCTCTTGTAAAGTTAGTTTCTAGGTCTCGTGGTAAACTCAAAGGTTTGAGTCTAGGCGGTGGCGAACCGCTGTTACAGAAAGGATTGCCGCAGTTGTTAGAACAAGTGGATCCTTCTAATGTCAGTGCCATGGTTACCACCAATCTCAGTGTACCGTTGGCGGACAATACAGTGTATCAAATTCTAAAAACTTGGCCGCATGTTTCTTGGATGATAAGTTTTGATACTGTGAATGCAGATCAGTTTGAGTATGTCAGACACGGTGCGACTTGGTCTGTGTTTGTTGACAATATCAACATTATGAAACAAGATCAGCAATTTATCATTGCGCATCCGGCTTATTCTGTATACTGTGCGCTGGACCTTGAACCTTTGTATGAATTTTGCTTTGACAAACAATTAGAAATTTTTTGGTGCGATTTGTCTCATCCTGATGCATTGGATATACGCCGACAAAATATGGCTCTAAGGCAACTGGCCATTGAACAAATAGACAATGTCACAGCCAAATGGTCTAACAAAATGAGCGGCGCCTTTGAAACTCTCGCCAGATACAAACAACAGTTAATTGATCCAAGTTACCTACGAACTCTACATAATGGAGAAGATAATTTGAAAAAATTTTGTACAGAAACTGAAAAACAGTTAGCCAAATCCGTTACTTTTAAAAACCTTTGGCCTCATATATACAACTTACTCTAACAGTTTCAAAGGATAAATCTTGCCCAAAGTTGACCGTATTCAGTTTGCAAAAAAACCTCCGCCGCATTGTAACCCAGTGACAAATTGCGAGCTTGACTGGTGGCCTTCTGATTCAGAAGAAAGTTTCCATCGTTTGATGAGTGAACCTTCATGGAGGACCTACATAGAACAGCAAGGCTGGCACAAACCCCGAGCTATCACATATAAGTTCAACAGCATGGGATATAGGGGAGCAGATCCTGACTGGACAAGACCCTTGTTGATGGTATTCGGTTGCAGCTTGACCATGGGCATAGGCCTTCCGCAAAAAGAAGTTTGGCCATGGTTGGTAGGACAAGAATTAGACCTAGAAGTAGCAAATTTTAGCATGGGAGGAATGCCTGCAGATTGGTGTTTTAGAATGGCCGAATATTGGGTACCGGCGCATAGACCAGTTCTGGCAATCATGTTAGCGCCACCACACGAAAGGTTGGAAATCGTCACAGACGACACAGGCACTGGACACACATATTCGGCCCACGGAAAAATCAACGGGGAATTTTTACAAACGTGGTTTGCATACAATGAAAATGCCCGGATCAACAACGTCAAAAACCGGTTGGCATTCACAGCACTGTGCGACCAAGTTGGAGTCAAGTCTCTGTGTTATGATGCATATCATTGGTTTTCAAAAAGTCGCGAAGAAATTGGTTTTGCCCGCGACTGGTTGCACGGAGGTCCACCGGGCCATCGTTTGTTAGCGGATCAGATTATAAATGATTGGAATGAAATCAAACACACTTGACACAGTCTTAGTAAAGGCTCCGCATCGACGTCAGGTCTACAGCGAGCAAGAACTCACTGAGTTTGCGATGTGCGCGGACCCAATCAATGGTCCCATGTATTTTCTTGACAATTTTTTCTACATACAGCATCCAGTTAGAGGTAAGATGGTATACCATCCCTATGAATATCAACGCAGGCTGATAGAACACTATCATCACAACAGATTTTCTATCAGTCTCATGCCTAGGCAAACAGGTAAATCTACATCCGCTGGAGGTTATCTGTTGTGGTATGCGATGTTTGTGCCGGACTCTACCATTCTCATAGCCGCACACAAGTACCTGGGTGCACAAGAAATCATGCAGCGTATTAGATATGCATATGAATTATGTCCTAACCACATCCGAGCCGGTGCTACCAGTTATAACAAAGGATCTATAGAATTTGAAAATGGATCGAGAATTGTGAGTCAGACCACCACAGAAAATACTGGTCGGGGTATGAGTATCACGCTGTTGTATCTAGATGAATTTGCTTTTGTGCGACCCACAATTGCTGCAGAGTTTTGGACATCAATCACACCTACCCTGAGCACAGGTGGTAAAGCCATTATTACCTCTACTCCCAATTCTGATGAAGATCAATTTGCTTTGATTTGGAAAGGTGCCTGCAAAATACAAGATGAATTTGGTAACGATAATCCCAATGGCGTGGGTGTCAACGGGTTCAAGGCATATCGTGCCTACTGGCGTGAACATCCTGACAGAGATGACACCTGGGCTGCTGAACAGCGGGCTCAATTAGGCGAAGAACGATTTCGCAGAGAAATGGACTGTGAATTCGTTCAGGACGAGGAAACTCTTATTTCACCGCTGAAACTGGTTGATATGCAATCACGAGAGCCAATATACAAAACAGGACAAGTGAGATGGTTCAAAAAACCAGAAAAAAACAATATCTACGTTGTTGCGTTGGATCCCAGTCTTGGTACAGGCAGTGACCCTGCAGCTATACAAGTTTTTGAAGCAAACACTACAACGCAAATAGCCGAATGGCGACACAACAAAACTGTGGTGCCAGAGCAAGTACGTATCATGGTTGACATCTGCAAGCATATCAATGACACAACGCAGGATAGTAAAAGCATATATTACTCAGTGGAAAACAACACATTGGGCGAGGCAGCCTTGCTGAGCATTGATCATTTTGGCGAACAAAATATTCCTGGTTACTTTCTCAGTGACAAATCGGTGGTCAGTAGCGGTGGTAGAAGATTTCGCAAAGGATTTACCACTACCAACAAAAGCAAATTGGCAGCATGTAGTAAACTCAAGGTCTTGGTTGAAAACAACAAAATGACCATTCACAGTGCACCAATGATCAGCGAACTCAAGACTTTTATAGCTCACGGAACATCATATGCTGCCAAAATTGGCGAAACTGACGATTTAATAATGGCAACATTGTTGGCCATAAGAATGCTGCAAGAGCTTCAAAGTTACCACAAAGAACTTGACACTCAAATGAGAGATTTCAATGATGAAGTGATTGAACCCTTGCCATTTATTGTACAGTTTTGAGTATAAATAACACACTATGGCAAAAGAAAATCTTGCGCAGGACCTCAGTGATTTTTTAGCTACAAAAAATTATCAGGTGCGCTATACCGACGAAAATGGCAAAGACAGTTCACCAGAACAGGCAAAAGTCTTTGCGTTTGATTGGACCACGTCATCTAACAAAAATTATGGTACTGCTGTGATTGTTTTGGGAGACGAGGACAATCTGCAGTTGTATTACGGCGATAATTTAGGTAAAAGCATTGACAATGCTCAAGACAAGGAGGAATGGTTTGCTTTTATGAAGCAAGTCAAAGATTTCAGCACCAGACACAACATTGGTACTTTTACTCCCATGGATATCAATCAACTCAAACACACCATGGCAGGTATGGCTGCTATCAAAGAAGGATTGTTTGAGGGCTATTACGGCACACGCAGAGTCAGCTACATGGGCGAGCAAACTGATGCACGCCTGGTTATCAAACACAATCGGGTACTGGGTGAAAATGACAAACGCTATAGATATGTAGAAAGCCTGTTTATTGAAACAACAGACGGCGAAAGATTCAAATTGCCTTTTACTAAATTGGCCGGCGGCAGAGCCATGTTAGAGCATGTCAAACAAGGCGGTACACCGTATGATATACGAGGACAACATATCAAATCTATGGTGCAAGAAATGAATGTGTTGGCCAGATTCAATCGTGCCAGTCAGCAGAAAATTTTTGAAGGTGCCACGGCACAATTGGTAGAAGAAGCTAGGCATTACTATGCCGAAATCAAACAAAATCTCACCCACTTGGCCACCCAGCGTGGATACCGTGAATACTTTGAATCATGGTCTCCTGCAGACATAGGATCAGAAGATGCGCTGGTAGAAGATATCAAACAGATGTTCATTGAACAAACTATAGATGCTAGAATAGAAGCTGCTGTGCCTATTTTGGCTCGTTTACAACAAGGTGCTACTATGAAAGAAGTCACTGTATTTGAGAATTGGGTAAACCGTATGGCCGAAGGTACTTGGGCTCTACCTGACAATCCCGAGGCTCAAGAAAAACTCAACAATCTCATGAAACAAGAGCTGATAGTAGGCCCGGACGCTACCAATGCCACCGAAAATCTCTATGATGTCATTGGAGATGATGATTTGTTTGATATTTTGTCTGATTTGGCTGAACGTGATCCGCGTGCCAACATCTGGGACGACTCTGATGTACAGGCCAGATTGGCTGAATTGGGAATTCAAACTCCACAGAGCACCGAAACAGAACCAGCCGACATTGACCAAGACACAGCGCCAACCGAACCTGAGCCTACAACAGAAGCAGAGCAAACTGATGGCGAACAAGCGTCGAGAAAAATTCAAACTCCGGCATATCTGCGCAAGGCCAAAGGTGATGATTGGAGAACGTCAACGCGAGATCTTGAAACCGCCAGGGAACGAACCCACAGTAGCCCAGAAGGTCTTAGAGCTCTCACACAACGTTTAGGACTGGGAGAAGATCAAGAACTTCGTCGTATTCGCGAGCTGGCCAAATTGCCAGTCAAAGAAAGTGTGCTCACTGATTCCACAGGGCACACGCTGGATCATATCCTAGCTCGTTTCGGCAAAGAATACCGTGATTGGCAACAGACTGGCAATCTGGAAGGTGATTTTTACGAAGCCCTGTATGACTATTATTTTGATGACATGCCATATGGTACCAAAAAAGCTCGCACCGGTGATCCTTACGAATGGATCAGTGATCGACTGGCCCGTGACAGAGGGTTGAACGAAGCCGATCCCATGGACACATTTGAAATGGGTGTGATGGGTCCGGCCATGGGCGGTCAGATGGTAGGGGTAGGCGAAGCCAAAAGTTGTAACATGACTGCTGAAGGTGAATACTGCCCCGAACATGGCTTGGCTGAATGTGGCTACATGGAAAGCATGGGCAGCACAGTGGCCGGCGGTATGGGTCCTGTGATTGGGGTGTTGGAAGCCGATGCTCCGGCGCTAAGTGTACAGCAGTTGGCAATGATCAGTGACGAAGCACTTGACAATGCTTATCATTATGGACGTAGCAATCCAGGTAACACGTTTGGTTGGCAAGCAAACCTAATGTCAGCGTCATACGCTAAAAAGGCCATTGAATCTGGAATCACAGATATTGAGCAAATTTCAGATGCTATTCACAAAGGATGGAACGTCACAGCTCAAAAATTTGTAGCCAACCCAGACCAATTCGACGACACAGAAAAACTACGCCAGGCAGGCAAACTGGATGCCAAACTGCAACAACGTGCCAATCTAATGAAAGTTGATTACGCAAATTTGTCAGATGAGGAAAAAGAAAAAGATCGAGTAGTAGCACGGGCTTTGCTCAAAGCTCTCAAAGGTGATACAGCCGTAAGCGAAGCACCCAATGATGCCATCAACTACAATGCAGCCATGACTGGTAGCTATTATGAGTCAGATGATCCTCTAGCCAGGATCAGAAAATTAGCTTTGAACAAATAAATCATAAATACACTTGACACAAGTGGTGACAAGCGCATATACTACACTGGTGTATGCGCTTGTTTCATCTGTGTCACAGGCAACTGATCTAATTACATTAGATAGGCAACACAACATAGGCAACTTTTGAAAGGAAATACTATGGCATCTCTAGCAGAAATTCGAGCACGACTACAGGCAGCTGAACAAAGACAAGGTGGTCAAAACACAGGCGGTGACAACTCAATTTATCCGCACTGGAACATGGAGGAAGGCCAATCGGCCACACTGAGGTTCCTCCCAGACGCAAACTCTAAGAACACATTTTTCTGGGTCGAACGAGCCATGATTCGCCTGCCCTTTGCTGGCATCAAAGGCGAAATGGAGAGCAAGCAGGTCATGGTGCAAGTGCCCTGCGTGGAAATGTGGGGCGATGCTTGCCCGATCTTGGCCGAAGTTCGCACCTGGTTCAAAGACAAGAGCCTGGAAGAAATGGGCCGGAAATACTGGAAAAAACGCAGCTACATCTTTCAAGGTTTTGTGCGTGAGAATCCCTTGGCTGACGACAAAACTCCAGAAAATCCCATTCGGCGATTTATCATCGGACCTCAGCTGTTCACCATTATCAAAGGTGCACTGATGGATCCTGAACTGGAAGAACTGCCTACCGACGCCATGCGTGGTCTGGACTTCCGTATTACCAAGACCAGCAAAGGTGGTTATGCTGATTACAACACCAGCAAGTGGGCTCGCAAAGAGTCGGCGCTGACCGAAGCAGAACAGGCTGCTATCGACAAGCATGGACTGTTTGATCTTTCTACGTTCTTGCCCAAAAAACCCACTGACGTAGAACTGCGTGTGATCAAAGAAATGTTTGAGGCATCAGTGGATGGACAGCCTTACGACACTGAGCGTTGGGGCCAGTATTTCCGTCCGGCAGGCGTGCAGGCACCTGGATCGGCTCGCAACAGTGACGCTGCGGATGCTGCTGTAGAAACAGCACAGCCAGCCAAGCCTGTGATGGTCAAAGCTGCTGCCAAGCCAGTGGTAGTGGAAGACGATGATCCTCCATTTGACACTGAGGATGCACCGGTGGCATCGGCTCCGGTGGCCGCGGCCAAGCCTAGCAGCAATGCTCAGGATATCTTGGCCATGATCAGAGCACGACAAAACAAGCAGTAATCTTCATACATTAGGGGCTTCGGCCCCTAATTCTATTTCAACTTACGGTGTAGTATGGCAAAACCATTTGACGTTTCAAAATTTCGCAAAGAAATAACCAAAAGCATTGATGGCCTCAGTATTGGATTCAACGACCCCACAGACTGGATTTCTACCGGTAACTTTGCATTGAACTATTTGATTTCAGGCGACTTCAATCGTGGAATCCCATTGGGCAAGGTCACGGTATTTGCCGGTGAATCAGGTGCGGGCAAAAGCTACATTTGCTCAGGCAACATCATCAAAAATGCACAACAGCAAGGTATTTTCGTGGTGCTGATTGATAGTGAAAACGCACTGGACGAAGACTGGCTCAAAGCACTGGGTGTGGACACCAACGAGAGCAAACTGCTAAAGCTGAGTATGGCCATGATTGATGATGTGGCCAAAACCATCGCTACATTCATGGGCGACTACAAACAACTGCCCGACGGTGAGCGGCCCAAGGTACTGTTTGTGATTGACAGCTTAGGCATGTTGCTGACACCCACTGACATCAATCAGTTTGAAGCTGGTGAGATGAAAGGTGACTTGGGTCGTAAACCCAAAGCTCTCACTGCCTTGGTGCGTAACTGTGTGAACATGTTTGGTTCATACAACGTGGGTCTGGTCTGTACCAACCACACCTACGCAAGCCAAGACATGTTCGATCCTGATGACAAAATCTCCGGCGGTCAAGGTTTCATTTATGCCAGCTCTATTGTGGTGGCCATGAAAAAACTCAAACTCAAAGAGGACGAAGACGGCAACAAGATTTCTGAAGTCATGGGCATTCGCAGTGCCTGCAAGGTCATGAAAACTCGCTATGCCAAACCCTTTGAAGGTGTACAGGTCAAGATCCCGTATGAGACTGGTATGAATCCTTATTCTGGGTTGGTAGACTTGGCCGAGAAAAAAGGATTTCTCAAGAAAGATGGCAATCGCCTGGCCTACACCACACTGGATGGAGAAATCATCAAATACTTCCGCAAAGGCTGGGAATCAAATGAAAACGGATGTCTAGATGTGGTCATGGCTGAATTTGGCAAACGCAAGGAAGAACTAAGTACGATCGAAGAGGAAACAGAACAATGAGTGAAGAACTAGCCAGCGTAATTTGGAGTGAGCTCAAGCGTTACATCAACACTGTGGATCGTGCCGAAGCTGCCGAAAATTTGGTCAATATCTTGATAGACAACGACGTTGATGCAGATGATATCAAAACAGCATTCTCGGGCGACAAGGATGTCAAAAATGCTCTAGCGTCTTATTTAGGCAACAACGACGAGGAAGAAGAATACGAGGAAGAACACGAGGACATCGACGATTGGGAAAATTGATTGCTGTTGATAGATATTTTCCGATAGCTACTGAAACCAGCTGCAGAAACAAATGGTCTTGGAGCACTGTGTATCTCAACAACGGTACTACGGCCTCGTGCCACAGAGCCAGTGTGTCTGACATTGGACACAATTTTGACAATTTTCATAACACTGACAAAAAAATTCGTGCTCGTGAGCACATGCTGGCAGGATCTTGGCCTGGCGACGGCTGCGAACATTGTAAAAAAATCGAAGAAGCCGGCGGCACAAGCGATAGACAGTTTCAAAATCAAATTCCATCAGTCTACCCAAGGGAACTCGACGGCGATCCTACTCTTACGCATGTGGCACCAGTAATTTTAGAAGTATTTTTTTCAAATACCTGCAATCTCAAATGTGTTTATTGTAATGCAAAGTTTAGTTCCAGTATTCAGCAGGAAGATAAAAAGTTTGGCGGAGCTATTCTTAAGGACAACAACTTTACCTACGATGACAATCGTTACCAAGATCTAGTGCCGAAATTTTGGTCATGGTTTGAAACCAATGGTCATAATCTCATGAGACTACAAGTGTTAGGCGGAGAACCTTTTGTTCAAAAAGACCTCAATAGATTAGTGAAGCATTTAGATAGCAAACCAAATCCAAAATTAGAGTTCAACATCGTAACAAACCTAAGTTTGCCAATGTCGGTAATTCAACCACAAATTGTTGAGCTTGATCATTTAGTTTCTAACAAAAAAGTCAAAAGGGTAGATATTTTGGCCAGTGTGGACTGTTGGGGACCAGCACAGCATTATATACGTCATGGGTTTGACAGTGAAACTTTTGAAAATAATATGAACGCCATGATGGATCTTGGCACCTTCCGACTAGGACTGTTGACAACTATAACAGCTCTGTCTATTCCAACCATGGCACAATTGGTTGAAAAGTTTCAATCCTGGAATCAAAAACAAACGGTATTTTGGTACATGCACTCAGTGCTTCCGCACGACACCAGTATCTTCAGTCCTACAATTTTTGACTACCACACATTTGAACCCTATCTTGATAAAATTCAAAATATGTTACCAGAGGACTCTTGGGACAACAAACAAACCAAAGACATATTTGTTGGCATAATGCAAGATCTCAAAAAACGTTGTGTAAAAAATATAGATAAACAACTGGAACTATTGAGATATCTTGATGAAAATGATAAAAGAAGAAATATAAACTGGAAACAAATCTTTCCATGGCTTGCAAAGGAACTGGAGCATGTGGTACAGTAAAATAACTGCTAGCATTGATCACATTCCTGATTTTATTGCTCATTACGAAAATGAGCTTGCGGATGCCAAGAAAGATTGCCGAATATATGGTATAGTAGAAAAAAATATCTCGACCTTGCCTGGTATAACTGAACACAGATTCAACCAACTTCAAGAAATTGAAGCTGTGTTGAATTATCTCAATATTCAGTTGCGTAGAATTCGACGACGGCATTTTCAAAAATATCTTGAAGCCTATGCTCGCGCACTAACTAGTCGAGATGCTGAGAAATATGTAGATGGCGAAGATGAGGTCATTGATTTTGAAACCATTATCAACGAAGTTGCCCTGCTACGCAATCGCTGGTTGGGCGTAATGAAGTCTCTCGAAAGTAAAAACTTCATGCTGGGACATCTTGTTCGGCTGAAGTCTGCGGGTATGGAAGATTACAATGTAGGATAATATGAAAATAGTAATAGTAACTGGCGGCTTTGATCCAGTGCATTCAGGACACATTGCCTGTTTCAAGGCAGCACGAGCGCTGGGTGATCATCTCATTGTGGGACTCAACAGCGACGAATGGCTGGCACGTAAAAAAGGCCGGGCCTTTATGCCTTGGAACGAACGATTGTGCGTGATCAACAATCTTGGTATGGTCGATGAAGTTTTTACTTTCGACGATACCGATGGATCTGCACGAGCACTGATCAAACAAGTTCGAGCCCACTATCCCGATGCTGATTTGGTCTTTGCCAATGGCGGTGATCGCACAGCAGATAACATTCCCGAAATGGATGTAGAGGATGCCAAATTATCATTTGTGTTTGGAATTGGGGGAGAGGATAAGAAAAATTCCAGTAGCTGGATTCTTCAAGAATGGAAGGCACCTCGCACTGAACGTGCCTGGGGATACTATCGTGTGCTACATGAAGTGGCCAACCATACCAAACTCAAAGAACTCACAGTCATGCCCAAAACTTGTCTCAGCATGCAGCGTCACCGCAAACGTGCTGAATTTTGGTTCGTGGCCGAAGGTGAAGCTACAGTTTACACATTGGATACAAAATCTACCGATCAAGATATCAAATGTTCACTGTCGGTGCATCAACACTGTTGGATTGATGTCAATGAATGGCATCAATTATGCAACGAAACAGATCGCCCTTTGCGCCTAATCGAAATTCAGTACGGCGATAACTGTGTGGAAGAAGATATTCAACGACAATGAAAAACATGATACCAATTTTCATTGGTTATGATCCACGTGAAGCTGTGGCCTATCATGTGTGCGTGAACAGTATTATTCGAAATTCTTCTAGGCCTGTGAGTATTATTCCTGTGGCCCTAAACTTGTTTGGAGAATATACAGAAACTCACAAAGATGGCAGTAATCATTTCATATACACTCGCTTTCTGGTACCATGGCTTATGAGCTGGTCAGGCCATGCTATTTTCATTGATGGCGACATGATTGTGCGTGGTGACATTGCTGAATTATGGGACATGCGGTGTTACGACACTGATGTCCAAGTGGTCAAACACGACTATCAAACTCGCATGCCTGTGAAATATCTTGGTAGTGTGAACGAAAATTATCCACGAAAAAATTGGAGTTCAGTAATTTTATGGAACTGTGGGAGCTTTCCCAATCGCGTGTTGACACCTGATTTTGTGATGAAAGCAACCGGAGCAGAGTTGCATAGATTTACGTGGTGCAAAGAGGATCGTATCGGGGAGCTGCCTCCGGAGTGGAATTGGCTACCAGACGAATATGGCGTCAACGATCAGGCCAAGCTGCTGCACTACACTTTGGGCACACCATGTTTTCATGAGTTCGCTGACACTCCCATGGCCACTGAATGGCATCGCGAACGCATCTTTACTGAATACTGCGAACAGCATGAACCAGTTCCAAAACGATGAAGCAGATGACATAGAATTGGCATCAGTGGCCACACATCATTTGATGGATGTGGCCCCACCTGAGGTACGACAGATATTTGCCGACATTCTCAAATACCGTGTGGATCCTTCTGGCAGCTACTATGGTGTGACTCTGGACAGAATCACTGCAGCCATTGCAGGTTTGCAAAATACCAACGCGGTGGCCATTGGCAGTGATCCAGAAGATTTCAAATATCAGGAGAAGGGTCATATGTATGATCCTATTTTGCAGAGTTTCATATTGGGCTCAGGCGGGCATATCAGTCACTGGCACAAAGAAGCACACAGTGCAACACCTGTGGTCCTGCGAGGAATAACCAAACGCAAAGAAATGGCTGCCTGTATTGCAGCAGGACGAGATTTCTATTACATTGACACAGGATATTTTGGCAATGTGAGAAAGAAACACTATCACAGAATAACCAAAAATGCTGTGCAAAATTTTGGACCGATCATTGATCGCCCGCCTGACAGAGCAGCACGTTGTAATCTTCAGCTGACCAAATTTCGACGCAAAGGCAGCAAGATTTTGTTGGCCCCGCCCAGCCAAAAATTGTTGAATCTGTACGATATCAATCTCCAACAGTGGATGGATTCTACCATTGCTGCTATCAAAAAGTTCAGCGATCGAGAAATTGTGGTTAGACTCAAGCAAAGCCGCAGTGTGCGTCAAACCACAGACACTATACAAATGGCACTACAACAGGATATTTGGTGCTTGGTAACCTACAGCAGTATTGCTGCCGGAGAATCATTGCTGTGCGGCGTACCAGCCATTACCTTGGGACCCAATGCCGCAGGCATGTTGTGCAGCCACACCGTGAGTGAAATCGAAAATCCACGTGTGCCTACATTGGATGAAGTTGAAGCATGGACTAGACACCTGGCCTATTGTCAATTTACCGAAGCCGAGATGCGAGATGGCACAGCATGGCAGATTCTAAATGAAACATGATGTCATTGTCTATGTAAGCTCAGTGGCCAATCCTCACAAACATCCACGCAAAGTTGCTTGTTTAGAGAGTTTTGCCCAAGGTGCTAGGAATCTAGGCCTGCGGGTGCATGTGGAAACAAAAAATCGATATAGTGCCAGCGGCCTAGCTGTAATCTTGGGATGGGCCACGCCAATCACACGTGGTGGACCCAACATTCAATTACGCAAGCATATCATTGAAGAACAGGCCAAACTAAAGTATCAGACCATGTGCATAGACGCCAGCTGTTTCAAATACATAGACAATAACAGTGTGTATTTGAGATACAGTTTAGGTGGGCCATACTATGATCGTAACAACTATGCCAACACTGCCAGTACCAATGAGCAATGGCTACGCCTTAGCCGGGATCTTGGAGTCAGTCTCAAACCTTATCGCAATCACAGCAACGGAAGCATTTTGATTTGTATGCAAAGAGACGGAGGTTTTGCCATGAACGGCATCCAACCCATGTCCTGGTTAGATCAAAAAATTGCGGCCATTAGACAACATACCAACAGAGCCATTGTGATTCGTCCTCATCCAGGAGCCTATGACATGAAACATTTTGTCAAATATCAGGCCATGAAACAGGTGTCTGTGGTAGATCCAGGCATCACTACCTTGGTGCAAAATTTGCAAGAATCACACAGTGCAGTTTTT